ATGGTAAATGGCGTTAGAATCATTGCGATGGATAAATACGAAATCAGACGACAGCGGTTGCTCTATATCCGTGATAATTTATGCGGTGGTAAGGCCGTTGATGTGGCCCGAACTCTTGGACGGGAGCCTTCTTACGTCTCAAGAATGCTCTACCCCGAAGGTAAAAAGCAAAAGAAAAGGATAGCTGACGAGATGGTCGAACTTATTGAATCTTCGTTCAATCTTCCCCGCGGATGGATGGACGGTATCACCGGGAATATTGATATCGAGCGAGAACCGGTAGAGGATTCGCCACAGATGCCATATGTCATTGAGGTTCTGGATGCCCAGGCCAGCGCAGGGCCGGGCTGCATTGTCTCCAGTGAGGTTGATGAAACGGTCAGCAGTATCACCTATGACTCTGCCGGCGCGCTGCGGCTTTTTGGTAACAGGCCCGCAGAGCATATCAAGGTGATCACCGTATCCGGAGATAGCATGTCCGGCACCATTGAGACCGGTGACTACATTTTTGTCGATGTCTCGAAAGACTACTTTGAAGGCGACGGCATTTACGTCTTTTCCTTTAAAGGCGCGGTGCTGGTGAAGCGACTTCAGTTCACGGCGGATGGCCTGCTTGTTCACTCGGATAACAGTAAATATGCAGACTGGACGATTGGCGAGAGCCATGAACAGTATCTGAAGATCATTGGTCGCGTGATTTATAGCCACAGCGTTAAACGCTTCGTTTAAAGGCGCGCATTGCCCCGCAGGTCGCCATTCGTACCGAGTTCAGCCGATAAGTTTTAACCAGGTATGTCGCGTGTAAACCGGGCATACCTGCGTCTTCGCCCCTCCTCCTGTGAGACGCTGTTCATCACAACCCCCTCGGACCTTTTCAGTTTTTTTACGCGGTAGACCACTTTTTTCAAAAAAAATTTCAATATTTTCAATTCGTTAATGTGTTTTTGCCATAAAGTATACCTATGGGTATTTATTTTTAAATAACCCTGGGGTATTCTTTTGTCATCAGCTTGATAGGCAGCACTATCTGGATGATGAAATACAACGATTCATAACTGAATCTACGTGGCTGAAAAGCCAGCGCCATGGCGCAGTGCGCTTTGGGGTAAAGCCATTGGCAAGGATCCGATTGCCAATGGCATTCCGCCAAAGCCCATTAAAGGAGACCGCAATGTCCCGTAAAACCGCGTTTAATGGCTCCGCTGCGGGTAGACGTCGCGCGCAGCGTTCCCACTTACAAAATCCGCAAACGCTCAGTTCCGATCTTATCCACCGGCCCACCCCTTCCCGCGCTCAGATTCAGGCAAAAGGGAAGCACCATACGCCTGAACGTATTGAGGACGCATTGCCGATTAAATTTGTGGCGCAGGATATTTTTTGGCAGCGCGAGGAATATAAACGGCAAATTGAGCGAGCGACCATCATTTATCAGCAAGAATTTGCCCACCAGTATGCGCAGCAAGGAGCCTGGCTCTTCGAGAGGGCAATTTATGCGCTTGGTTTGCAAAAAAGAAAGAAAGTAACGGCGAGGTAACGCCTTAGTGCCAGGAAAAATGACCCTGCGCTTCGTTATTTACCATCATAACTCATAGTGAAAGAAGGGAGGGTATATGTCCGATCCTGTTTCCGGTACGTCGATAATCGTTGCTGGTGGATTAATGGGCGCTGGTATGTTTGGCCTGGTGACAGGTATTGATTATGGCGTTGTATTTGGCGCGTTTGCTGGCGCGGTATTTTATGTTGCGACGGCGGTTAATATCACGCGTTTTAGACTCGCTGCCTATTTTATGACTTCTTTTATCGTCGGTGTTCTGGGTTCCGGGTTAATTGGTACGAAGCTGGCTATCTGGACAGGATATAGTGATAGACCGTTAGACGCGTTAGGCGCCGTACTGATATCCGCGCTGATTATTAAGATACTTACGTTCCTGAATAATCAAGAACTAACCGACCTATATAAAATACTTACCCGCAACAATAGTGGGCGCCCGAATGGGAAATGAACTGCCCGCGCTGCTTAATGCCATTCTCTGCGCTTTGATCACCCTAACTTTAATGTTTTATCGGCGCGCCCGGTACAGGAGGTATCGACCATGGATATCGTATACGGCTTATTTGCTGGTAATCATCTATGCCAGTATACCGTTTCGTTATCTTTTTGGCCTGTATACGACGACCCACTGGTTGGTGGTTACCGTGAATTTTTTTGTCTTTATTGCCGTGTTCCTGGTAAGGGGGAATATCGCGCATTTAATCGATAAATGAGGAATAAATGACTAAAGATGAGATTTTTAATGCCATTCTGGAAAAGGAGGGCGGTTATGTAAATCATCCTGATGATAAAGGAGGTCCGACAAACTGGGGGATTACGCAAGTCACCGCACGGGCTCATGGTTATGATGGCGATATGCAAAAACTGACGCGCCAACAGGCGCTGGATATTCTCAATGCTGACTACTGGATTGCGCCCCGGTTCGATCATGTTGCTGAAATATCTACCGCGATCGCTGAAAAACTGTGTGATGCCGGGGTCAATATGGGGCCTGTTCTGCCGGGTAAGTGGCTTCAACGCTGGTTAAATGCTTTTAATCATCGTGGGGTACTTTATCCGGATCTTATAACCGATGGTGTTATTGGCCCCAGAACCTTAAATGCCTTGAGCCATTATGTTATTCGAAGAGGCAGTGAAGGGGAGCGTGTATTGCTCCGGGCATTAAACTGTAGCCAGGGGCAGTATTATCTGGAGTTAGCAGAAAAAAGTGAGGTTAATAAAACATTTATATATGGTTGGTTAAGAGCTCGGATAGCTATGTAACTTTCTGTTTTATTAATCTAATTCGTTCAGTAACTGAAATCTGGAGAAAGTGAATATGTATACATCTAATGATTTAACCCTCTCAATGTTTTACTCATCTGCCATTGCTGAGGAAACTGGTAATAAAGTCGCAACGCTCACCGTTCAAACCATGGGGCCATCAGCGGAAATTTTACAAATCAGTAAATTGCACTGTATTACTGATGAAAATAAAGCGAAACGTTATAGTATTGGCGAGCAGTTTATTGCTAATGGCTCCGACTCTCTTCTCGCCGCTATCGAAACCTGGTGGCGTGATAATTCTGCGGCTCTCATTGAAGAGTTAATGATTGAAGTTATGGATTTTATTTTGAGTAATGTTAACCAAAATACAACCTGGATCGGCCAGTATGGTATGAAAATTTTTGAAAATGAGCCAGTGGCAAAACGTATCCCTGATAGCGTATTGCAGAACGGCAGTCCCACAAATTCCTGAAAAGTGATGTGGTGTTAAAGCGTAATCACTATGGAGCAACAGTAAGTCATAATTAAACAAGCTATTCGCATTGATAAAATGCATTCAAATATTTAAATATCAATAATGGAGATTTTATTATGGGTTTTGCTCTGCCTAATGGCTCAACCGTTTTTGTTGGTTCCGGTCTTGGTTCTCCCGTATCTGTGAGTACGGTTTCCAATGCTGAAGGTGCGGTATTTACCGTTGCTGAAAATCATAACCTTAAGGTTGATGATGTCGTGCTGATTTCTTCGGGTTGGGGTGTAATCGATGGTTTAGTTGCCAGAATCACCGCACAAACAACAAATAGCGTAACCATTTCGGTCATTAACTCCAGCGACCGGAATTTTTTCCCTGCTCATGCCGGTGGCGGGAAATTACAGAAAATCACGGAGTGGACTGAAATTCCACAGATTACGGAAGTCGCGCAGTCGGGTGGTGAACAGCAGTATGCACAGGTACAGTTTCTGGCAGACGATCGCCAGCGTAATATTGGCACCTTTAAGGCGGCTAAAAACCAAACCTTTACCTTAGCGCATGATGCTTCTTTACCGATCTATAAAGTATTGGGCATGGCGGATCGCTACGGTCAGGTGTTACCGCTACGCATGTTTGTGCCTAATGCGAAGGAGTATCGCTATTGGTCTGGCGTTCCGTCGTTTGATCCGCAACCAGTGACGGCGGTCAATAGCGTTGAAACCGTACAAGTCGCGTTTTCCATTCACTCTCGGGATATTACTTTCTACAAATCGGAAGATTAATTGTACTCCTTATCTGTAGAACATAAATTAAATTCAACTGGGCTCCTTCGGGAGCCTTTTTTAAGGGTATTTATGAGCGCTATTTTCAAATTACAACCTAACCCTGTTTTTAAAGCTGATGTTGCTATTCCTCGTGCCGGTGAAGAAGACGGAGTGCTGAATTTTACGTTTAAGCATCGGCCAATAAAAGAACTGGCAGAGCTAGAAGATATTGACGAAAAAACGGTCTGTGATTTCTTACTGGAGATCGTCGACGGCTGGGCATTATCTGAACCCTGTACGCGAGAAAATATAGGTGTGCTGGTAGATAACTATCCGGGGGCCGTTAAAGCAATAATGGCTACTTATTATCAGGAGCTGACGGGAAATCGCGAAAAAAACTGATTGCGGTTGCCTCTGCATTCTATACGCCTGAACCATCAGCGGATGAGCTAAGCGCATTCGGTCTGACAGCCGAAGACTATGACGATGTTGTCATCAACGTCTGGCCCGATATCTGGCCTGCGTTTGTGGTCTTTCGCGCGGCCAGCACGCAGTGGCGCACCAGTCCAGGAGGGGTTATCGGGCTGGACTACAGTGTCCTCGCATGGCTCATGAGGGTTTATGATATAGCTGATGAGGTAACCGCAATAAACGATATTCAGGTAATGGAACGGGTGGCCTTGAATATCCTGAATAAACTACAGAACTAGCCTGGGTTTTAGCAGAAATATGTTCACATTATTAATCAATGTAAACCAGATAAGTAGTTGGTTTATTCTTTCAGGAGATAATCAATGGCGGGTGATACAACAATAACACTGCGCATGAATAACAGTGAACTGGAAAAAAGCAATCAGCTTCTGGATAAATATCAACAGAAAGTAACTGTCGCCAGCCGTAAAAGTGAAGAGTTTAATAAGACTTTTCGTGCCGCAACAGATATCCAGAAAAAGCATACGGATGGCCTGAAAAGGTTAATGCAGATGTTACCCCTTCCTCCAACCAGAATGGGGCCCATACTTCAGGATATGGTAAAGAAATCTGAGGATGAGACCTACAATATAACGTCAGGTTCTAAAAGTCACTGGGATTCACTGGCAGGAATAGGTAGCCCTCCAAAAGAAGAACTGGGTAATACGCCAAAAGTTTTTCGCCCAGGCGCAAATATGGAAGAGCGTTCTGACAGTGATACGGAAAAAGGGGGGGGGAGCGATTGGCTCGGCGGTTTAATGGCAGGAGCCAAAGAGGCGTGGGATAAATTCCTTAAGGATGGAGAAAACGTTCATGGCAAGCTTAAGGATTTAGCTAAAGACGCCTTCAGCTCAATGGGAAACTCGCTGGTGGAATATATAACCACAGGAAAGGCAAATTTTAGTGATTTCCTGATGACCTTTCTGAAAGGGACGCTGAAGATGCTTAGCCAATTATTATTGGTAAAAGCCATGCAGGCTTCCTTTAACGCGATGTCGAATTCCGGCATTGGCTGGGTAGCATCCATCGGTAAAGTTTTCACGGGCCACTCCGATGGCGGCTATACCGGAGACGGGGGTAAATATGAGCCGAGAGGGATTGTTCATGGCGGCGAATTTGTTTTTACCAAAGAGGCGACCTCGGCGATAGGGATTGGCAACCTTTACGCCATGATGCGCGGTGCGCAGGGGGATGCGGGCGGCGGCTATGTGGGAACGGCATCAATGCAGGGACTGGGTTCTTCTGGCGCAGGGCCACTGACCATTCAGACCTCAGTACTTATTCAGAATCAGGGCTCAGAACCGCAGGCGGCCGACAATAACGGCGCGATAAATCGCGCCTGGCAGCAGACGATAGACCGTTCCGTTCGCGCTGGTGTGGCAAATGAATTGAGGCCTGGTGGCCTTATCTGGAATGCAAACCACGCACGTTAATTTTTTGATTCGCGGAGAAAATATGGCAATAGAAACCTTTACCTGGCGAACGCAAATACAAGCGGGTTTGCAGGGGGAATTTAATTTCACCGTTCGCGAGGCTCGTTTTGGCGACGGATATCAGCAGATCGTCGGCGATGGTCTACATTTTGAAAAACAAAGCTGGCCAGTGACCTTGACCGGAGAAAAGGAAGAGATATTGGCCGTGCTTGAATTTATGCGGCGTCATGTAACGAAGTCGTTTATCTGGGATACCCCTGCGGGGGAATCCGGGCTTTATCGTGTTAGCGCCGATTCACTAAAACTTTCGCCATTATCGAGTCAGGTAATGACGGTAACCGCTACATTTAACCAGGCATATGCACCATGATTACAGCTGATTATCAAAAACTTGAACCCGGGAGTGAAATACGTTTACTGGAAATTGATGGTAGCGTCTTTGGCATGGATGATGTCTTATATTTCCACGGGCACAGTATCGCCCATAGCGAAGCTGAAATCCAGGCTGCTGGAGGGGACGAAACGCGTTTGCCTGCAAAATCCATTTGGTGGCAGGGCAATGAATATATGCCATGGCCTTGTATTATTGACGGGATTGAATCCTCTACCAGCGGTCGGGACGCGCAACCATCGCTGAAGGTGGCAAATATTGATGCTTCGATTACCGCGCTGTGCTTGTATTACGATGACCTGGTTCAGGCGAAAGTCACCATTCACGATACGCTGGCAAAATATCTCGACGCACGTAATTTCCCTGAAGGTAATGCGAGAGCTGACCCCACGCAGGAAAAACGAAAAGTCTTCTTTATTGATGCCAAAAGTGAGGAGACCAATGAAGCGATTGAGTTCACTCTTGCCAGTCCAATGGATTTGCAAGGAATAATGATCCCAACGCGTCAGCTGCATTCTATCTGTACTTGGTGTATCAGAAATAAATACCGCAGCGGCGATGGTTGTGATTATACAGGCCAGCGATATTTTGATAACAATAATACACCTGTTAACGATCCGGCGCTGGATGTTTGTAACGGCACTTTGTCGGCCTGTAAATTACGCTTTGGCGAAGACAATGAGCTGCCTTTTGGTGGTTTTCCCGGCACGTCTTTAATTCGGAGTTAACATGCGCCAGAAAGTTATCAGGGCTATTCAGGTGCATGCTCAGGAGCAATATCCTCGAGAATGCTGCGGTGCGATTGCCCAAAGGGGGCGGATAGAGCGCTATTTCCCCTGTCGTAATATTGCCGATGACCCCCAGGAGCATTTTGTTCTTGCACCGGAGGATTATGCACGGGTAGAGGATTGGGGCACCGTAACGGGGATCGTCCACAGTCACCCCGACGCGACGACCCAGCCAAGCGAACTGGATAAGGCTCAGTGTGACGCGATGTTGTTACCCTGGCATATTTTCAGCTGGCCGGAAGGCGATTTTCGTACCATTTATCCGCGAGGAGAATTGCCGCTGCTGGAACGCCCGTTCGTGCTTGGCCATTATGATTGCTGGGGACTGGTAATGAGCTATTTTCGCCAGCAGCATAATGTTGAGTTGACGGATTATCGTGTGGATTATCCGTGGTGGGAAGATGGCTACCCTGATAACTTTTATCATGATTGTTGGTATCAATGTGGCTTTCGCGAGTTTGATGGCCCGCCGCAGCCGGGAGATATGATTATCATGCAGGTACAGGCAAATAAGTGGAATCATGCGGGTATTCTCCTTGAGGGAAATATGCTGCTGCATCACCTGTATGGTCATTTAAGCCAGCGAGTGCCGTATGGGGGATACTGGCAGGAAAGAACGGTGAAAGTGTTGCGCTATCATATTAATGATAATGCGCTGACTAATGAAAAAATCTGAAAGACGTTGGGGTTTAAAATTACCCGATATGAAATGCGTTAGCAAGTGAATATGATTCAACATCAGAGGGCTGGACTTGTTCTCGGGTTAACTCAGCGTGCGATATTATCAATGGCGGAATAGATGCTTATGATTTATTCATAATGTCTGCTGCAGATGGAGTATTTATGCAAGAACATATGGTCAGAATAGAGTTGGGCGGTATTCTTGGTAAGAAATTTGGCAAATCTCATTGTCGGATGGTGGCAACGGCATCTGAAGCGATAAGGGCTTTATGTTGTACTATCAATGGATTTGAAAAATTCATGAACAACAGCAAAGCTATGGGATTAACCTATGCTGTTTTTAAAGGAAAGAAAAATATTAGCGAGGATGATATTCCTTTCCCCATCAACGATAAAGTAATACGAATTGTTCCTGTCGTTATTGGTAGTAAAAAAGCTGGCGTACTACAGACGATATTAGGTGTTGCATTGATCGCGGTCGCTTCAATCGCCACTATGGGCACTGGAGGGATATTCGCCGCGATCGCTGCCGGCTCCGGGTGGGGAAGTGCCGCAATGCTGGGGGCCTCAATGGTACTTGGCGGTGTTCTTCAGATGCTCTCTCCTCAGGTTCCAGGTTTAGCCAGTCAACAATCTCCTGAAAATCAAGCCTCCTACGCATTTGGCGGGGTCACGAACACCACCGCTCAGGGATATCCGGTACCGTTGTTATACGGCAAGCGGCTTATCGGCGGGGCAATTATTTCAGCGGGAATTTATGTAGAAGACCAGCAGTAAAATATCCGGCTTCTCTCATTTCAGACCACCTTTGAGGTGGTTTTTTTATGGACAAAATATCTATGACACAGCATCTCATTAAAGGTTGTAAGGGCGGGAGTTCAAGCCCGCGTACGCCAACGGAACAGCCTGATGATTTACAGTCTGTTGCGAAAGCAAAAATTCTCATTGCGCTGGGCGAGGGTGAATTTGCCGGTGCGCTTACCGCAAAAGATATTTACCTTGATGGTACGCCGCTGGAAAATTCCGACGGCTCGCAAAATTTTAGTGGCGTCGCCTGGGAGTTTCGACCGGGAACTCAGGCACAGAATTACATTCAGGGGATCCCCGGTTCAGAAAATGAAATTAACGTAGGAGTGGAAGTCTCCAGCAAAACGGCCTGGTCCCGCTCTTTTAGTAATACCCAGCTTTCCGCCGTCCGCCTGCGCTTAAAATGGCCATCTTTACTGAAACAGGAAGATAATGGCGATCTGGTAGGGAACGCCGTCAGCTATGCCGTTGATTTGCAAACCGATGGTGGTAGCTGGCAGACGGTGCTGGAGAGTGCGGTAAGCGGAAAGACCACTTCCGGCTATGAACGATGCCACCGCATTGATCTACCCCGGGCGACGATGGGTTGGGTTTTGCGCCTGCGTAAGGTCACGGAAGACGCAAATACCTCAAAAACTGGCGATGTTATGATGCTGCAAAGTTATGCTGAGGTGCTTGATGCAAAACTACGCTATCCCAACACGGCCCTGCTTTACGTTGAATTTGACTCTCGTCAGTTTAATGGCTCTATTCCAAAAATTGCCTGCAGTCCTCGCGGGCGAGTGATCCGCGTTCCTGATAACTATGACCCGGAGACCCGTCAATATTCAGGCATCTGGACCGGAGCATTCAAATGGGCGTGGACGGATAACCCGGCCTGGATTTTTTACGATCTGATCGTCAGCGATCGTTTTGGCCTGGGGAATCGTCTTACCTCAGAAAATATTGATAAATGGACGTTGTATCAAGTAGCACGATATTGCGATGAACCCGTCCCCGATGGTAAAGGTGGGGAGGGTACCGAGCCGCGCTATTTATGTAACGTCTATGTTCAGGATCGCAACGATGCCTATACGGTGTTACGCGATTTTGCGGCCATTTTCCGTGGCATGACCTGCTGGAGTGGCGATCAGGTGATTGCTCTGGCGGATATGCCTCGTGATATTGATTACACCTATACCAGGGCTAACGTCATCAATGGTCGTTTTCACTATGCCAGCAGCAGTAGCAAAACGCGCTATACCAACGCGCTCGTCTCATGGTCTGATCCAGAGAATGAGTATGCGGATGCGATGGAGCCGGTTTTTGAGCAGCCGCTGGTCGCCCGCTATGGATTTAATCAGCTTGAACTTACGGCAATTGGCTGTACCCGTCAGTCGGAGGCCAACCGTAAAGGGCGTTGGGGAATTCTGACCAACAATAAAGATCGCGTAGTGACTTTTTCAGTCGGACTGGACGGTAATATTCCACAACCCGGTTATATCATTGCGGTGGCGGACGAAATGCTGGCGGGAAAAGTCAACGGTGGCCGTACCCGCGAAGTGGATGGCTGCGTTATTACGCTCGATCGTAAAACGGAAGCGAAAGCCGGTGACCGTCTGTTATTGAACCTGCCATCGGGGGGGACGCAAGGCCGAACCATTGATAGCGTCGATGGACGCGTCGTCACCGTCACCGCTGAATATGCCGAAAGACCAGAACCGGAATGCGTATGGGCCATTGAGTCTGACTCTCTGAGGGTCCAGCAATATCGTGTTGTGGGTGTTAAAGATAATAACGATAGCACCTTTACAATTTCCGCAGCCGCTCACGATCCGGATAAATACGCCAGGATCGATACCGGGGCGATTATTGATAGTCGACCAATCAGCATTATTCCTCCAGGGAAGCAAAGCGCGCCAGCTAATATCGTTGTTGAATCTTATTCCGTGGTTAATCAGGGGATTAGCGTTGAAACGCTGCAGGTGCACTGGACGGCAGTAAAGAATGCCATTGCTTATGAAGCACAGTGGCGCCGCAATGAAGGCAACTGGATAAACGTGCCCCGTAGTTCCGTTGCATCGTTTGATGTCAGCGGAATTTATGCTGGCCGATACATCGTAAGGGTGCGCGCTATCAATGCCGCGGAAGTGTCGAGCGGCTGGGCATATTCGCAAGAGAAAATGCTGACCGGCAAAATCGGCCTGCCTTCGGCACCTGTTTCGCTGACCACAACATCCCTTCTGCATGGCGTTCAACTAAACTGGGCGTTCCCGGAGGGAAGTGGCGATACGCAAAAAACCGAGCTGCAGTACAGCCCAAATCCAACCGGCAACGGCGCGATGGCGCTTTCCGACGTAACGTATCCAGGAAAGTCGTATCAGCAGATGGGCCTGCAGATTGCATCCACGTTCTGGTACCGGGCGCGAATTGTCGATCGCCTCGGTAACGAAAGTCCGTGGACCGTCTGGGTGCAGGGAATGGCCAGTGACGATATTGGGGAGTATTACGACAAGCTGACCGACGCAATTAAAGACACCGAAGCCTGGCAAGAATCTCAGCGGGATATGGAGGAAACCCACAAAACGCTGACGGAAACCGCTGATGCCATCCGTGAAGAGGTCGAGCAGCAGGTTAACGAAATAAACCAGAGCATTAATGAGACCGCTGGGGGGATCCGTAAGCAGGTTGATGGGCAGATAGCATCGGTCAATAAGTCGATGACAGAGAATATTGACCTCGTTAATCAGACCCTCAATGACGCCATCTCGACAGTAAACAAAAGCATCAACGATGCTGTGAGTGATATTAATACTTCCGTCGACCAGCAGATAGCAGATGTCAATAAAGCCCTGACAGCGGGGGACTCGGCGTTAAAATCCCAGCTGCAGACGGTTGAAAACGGCCTGAAACAGTCCATCGCTCAGGCAAATACGGGCTGGGACAAAGCGGTAAAACAGGAGACCGCTGACCGCATTGCGGACGTCAACGCGAAAGCGGCGCAGGCGGCAGACCAGCTGCTCAATGAAAAAAATGAGCGGCTGGCCTCCATCGATAATCTGCAGACAATTATTCAGGATGGCGACGAGTCACTGGCGCGTCAGATCGCTGAAATCTCTGCCGGTAGTGGGCAGCAGTTTGATTCGTTCAGTATCTGGTACTTCGATAAAGACAATGAAGGGTGGACCGAGGACGATGCCGGTCAGGTACCGATGCAAATCACGGACGAAGGCTGGCTGAAAGCATCGAACAGCACGGCCTCCTGCCGTTCGCCAAACGGGCAAAAAATCCCGGGTTCCTCCTATCGCACCGTCATGCTGCGTATTAAGCGCGTGGGTAATCCGGCATGGAAAGGGCGGCTTTACTGGATTGGTACAGAGGAAACCGGCTGGAGTGATGCCCGCTCGGTGACTATCGCCGAGCAGGAGTTTGATGGCGAGGGTATCAGCGTGGTGGCCATTTCCGACGTGAACTGGAACGCGTCCGGCACGGTTCGCCGTTTTCGTCTCGATCTGGCCCAGGGGCAGAATGCCGACAACTATTTTCTGCTCCACTGGATATCCGTTGGGCGCCCGGCGCCGGCAGCAAGTACGGCGGCCCTGCGTAATGAGCAGATGGCGCGGACGCAAGCGGATGAGGTAGAGGCGCTGAAACGTTCCACGCTGGCGGCTCAGATCAGGGGAACCTCTGACAGTAACAGCCTTGCAGACCTGCGTTCCGGCCTGCTGTATCAGGAGATGAACGCGCGTATCACCGCCGATAAAGCAGAGGTGACGGCCAGAGAATCGCTGCAGGCGCAGTTCAACGACAATAAATCCTCGGTGGCGGAGGAACTGAGCTCCCTGACGACAGCGCAGAGCGCGCAGGCCAGCAAAATTAGCGGTCTGGAAACCAGTCTGGGTAAAAAAGCCGACGCAACCGCGCTGCAGTCCCTCACGCAAAAGGTTGAACAGCAGGGCACCACGTTAACCAGCCAGGGGAATTCGCTGACCTCGCTGTCTAACCGCGTCGGTAAAACAGAGTCGGGCGTGGCCGCAAACAGCAACGCCATCACGGGCCTGCAGTCCAGCGTCAGCCAGCAGGATAAAACGCTGACCAGCCAGGGCAGCGCGATCGCTAAACTGCAGAACGACCTGACGACAACCAATTCAAACGTCAGTAAAAAGGCCGATGCGAGCGCGGTCACGGCGTTAACCAACCGGGTATCCGCGACGGAAGGCAACCTGACCACACAGTCTGGCCAGCTGACGATGCTGAAAAATACCCTGGCTGAAGGGAGTCTGATTAGCAACGGCGGCATGGATGTGGATCTGTCGTTCTGGGAGAACTCCGGTACCGGCTCGGCGTTCACTTATGATTCGGGTGAAAAAGCCCTGAAAACCACGACTGGCTCCATTCGCGTCGCCAACGTAACGCGTATCCCCGTTGAGGCCGGACTGACTCTCACGGTCTCTTTTGAGTACCGTACTTCGGAAACGGTTAACAGCGTATCGTCTGACACCGTCGGTGTGATAGCGGATTTAGGTAATCCGATCGCCTGGTTATCGTCTATATCGCCGTGGCTGAGTGGGGTAACGACCAGTTGGCAGACGAAAACCGTGGAGCTGACCATTCCGGCAAACTTTACCGGGAATTATGTCTATCTGCGGTTTGCCGCCGGGGGCTGGGCACCGTCAAACAGTGCGCGTCTGTATATCCGTAAAGTCAACGTTTTTTCGTCGACCGGGGTGTCGAAGAAGGCAAATGCCTCTGCCGTGACTGACCTGACCAGTCGCGTTGACTCGGCGGAAGGGAAGCTGGCCAGCCAGAGTCAGGCAATCACAAAGCTGCAAAATGACCTGACCACAACGAACTCGAATGTGAGTAAAAAGGCGGATCAGAGCGCGCTGACGTCACTGACCGGTCGAGTGGAGAAGACGGAAAGTGGTCTGACTGCAGCGAACAGTAATATCACTTCCCTCAACAGCTCAATTAGCGCTGCAAAAGCAGCCGGGGATAACTATATACCTAACCCGGCATTTGATCCTTCTTACGACCGCATGGGGTATGACGTCGTATCATCCAGCGCTGCTGGCGTACCAGGGGATTGCCCGTTTGCGTACGTGGTTCGTCTGGCAGGCCGCGATCATATCCCAAAAATAAACAACATTGCTGTTACACCGGGTGATGTCTTCGAGATGTCGACCCTGGTAGCCTGCGGCGCCGGTCAGGCCGATTTTAATCTCTATATTGCCAGCGGAACCTCAGCGACAGAAGGGGTTAAAGCGAGGCTTTCTGGCGGTAACACAAAAACTACAGCGGCCTGGAAGCGCGCAACATGGCGCTTTACGGTGCCGTCTGACACGAATTTCCTGCGCCCCTTCCTGCAGGTTAACCAGAGTTCACCCTTTGGTACGGTCTGGTATGCAGCAGACTGGCATCTGCGCAACGTTACTGCAGCGCACAGTGCACAGAAAACCGCTGATGCAACAGCAAAAGCGGTGGACTCCCTGACGACAACAGTCTCTGTGCAGGGCGATACGCTGAGTAGCATCGGTAGCCGGACCACGGCGCTGGAAAACGGTCTGTCAACGACGAATGCCAGCGTCAGTAAAAAAGCGGATGCGAGCGCGCTGCAATTGTTGCAGAACACAGTCACCGAACAGGGCAAGACGCTGACCAGCCAGGGCAGCAGTCTGACGAAGCTGGATAACAGCCTGAAGGAAACTGTCGCGGCTGTTGATGCCACAAAAGCTGATGCCGATGCTTCCCGGGCGATAGTCGGAAATCTGTTAACAAATCCGTCTTTTGAACGAGGTAAAGATGGTTACAGCGGCTGGCAATCAGCGACGTCAATACTCACAGCTTCTTCGCCGCATAGTGGCACACAAATTCTTAAAGTGGTTCCAGGCACTAGTGTCGTCTCGTTGCTTCAGAAGATTTCGTTTACGAAAGATCGCACCTACAAAATAGGTATCTTCACGCGTGTTTCAGGTGGCACGACAATGCCGTCAGGCACCGCTGGCAATAATAAGCTGCGTATTGGTGATTCTGACGGGCCACTGAAGGAGGTTCAGTTTAACCCCGCGACGCTGCCCACGAGTTCTGTCTGGCAGGAAATTTCGGGTACATGGAAAGCCACGAAAACCGCAGTCCTTGACGTCTCGCTCATGGCGCTGCTGGCGACGGGAGAGCAGTATTTTGATGATTTCTATCTGGTAGACGTGACTGATGAAACCAATATTGCGGTCAGCGCCACCGCCATCAGCAACCTGACAAACCGGGCCAGTAACGCGGAAGGGAAGCTGGAGAGCCAGAGTCAGTCCATCACAAAGCTGCAAAACGGACTTGCCACTGCCGACCAGAACATCGCGAAGAAGGCCGACGCGTCAGCCGTCACCTCGTTAAGTAACCGGGTTACCGAAGCCGAAGAGAAACTGACCAGCCAGAGTAACAGCATCACTCAGCTTGAAGCTTCGCTCGATAGTGCCCGCGATACCGGTGAAAATCTGGTTGAAAACTACGATTTCAGAAACCAGTTAAATGCATGGAATCTGCAGAATGCCGGGCGCATTGTGTGGGGGGCCTCAAGCGGGGATGGTTCTGCCGGGGTGACCATCACGCATACGGGTGACGCAAGTAATCCGGGGTTAATGTCGAATAACGCAAAATGGTTCCCGGTAAGTTCATCACGTCGGTTCCGTTTTAAGGTCCGCGCCAGGCTAATTTCAGGCTCGGGCGGGATTTTATGTCGCATCTTTAATTCGAAAACCGCAGGCACTTACACCCAGACGCAGGCTGTTGTAACCAGAAAAGATGGTTTTGAAACGCTGACGGTAGATATACCCGCGTTGCCAGCCACCACCACAGACGCAAGGATTGCTTTTTATGTCTATCCGTCCGCGACAGTTGTTGCCGTCGACAGCATTGCCGTTTATGACGTGACTGATGAAACTGCAGGTTCAGCGAACGCGTCCGCAATTAGTGACCTGACCACACGCGTGACCAGCGCCGAGGGGAGCATAACTTCCCAGGGGTCGGCGATCACAAAGCTACAGAGTGACCTGTCGAGCACCAACGCGAACGTGACGAAGAAAGCTGACGCCACTGCCTTAAACGCGTTATCTAATCGGGTAACGCAGACGGAAAAGGATATCAACAGCCAGGCTGACAGCATTACCAGCCTGAACAGCTCGCTGAATATTAATGCTTGTAAAGGCTCAAATCCGTGGCTGGACGGAACGTTTGAAACCTACGACGCAAACCACAATCTGGGTGGGTCAGCGCGCGTCGTCACCGGGTTCAGCTACTCGGGCGGCAAATGCATGAGCGTGACGCGTGCACCGAACACTACCGGTAACAGCGACGACCTAATCGGTTCACGCCTTGCCATTCGCGACGCGGCAGTATTCAGGGTTGAGTTCTGGGCGATGATGCCATCCGGTGAAACCCCGTCAGGCGGCTGGGTCACCGTGGTCGGCCTCAACGTACAAAATGATGCCGGCGCAAACTCATGGCTGGGAGCCGCTAATGTCAGCGAAACAGCGCTGGCCGGTCGTGACAAATGGGTTAAATTTTCCGGGTATGCAAAAGCCACCGCGAAAGGTGCAACCCGTGCCGTTGTTTGGATCTCTACGCGCGGGGCGAACGGCAGCAACACGCCGGGTTATAACCTGTTTATCGATGACATGGTTATTACAGATGTCACCGACGCTTACAATGCGCAGAGCACGGCAGACGCGACCGCCTCAGCTGTTGATTCCCTGACGACGCAAGTCTCTCAGCAGGGTGATATCCTGACGAGTGTCGGAAGCCGGACCACCATGCTGGAAAGCGGGCTGAATACGACAAACGGCAACGTCAACAAAAAGGCCGATGCTACCGCCCTGCAGACGCTACAGAATACCGTGACGGAACAGGGCAAAACGCTGACCAGTCAGGGTAGCAGCCTGACGCAGTTGAATAACTCCCTGAATGATGCCACGGCCAGCCTGGCTGCTGATGGTAAAATTCCCGGCAACCTGATTTCCAACGGTTCATTTGAACGCGGCCAGGAGGCTTTCACAGGATGGGGAAGCGTCGGGTCCGTTATCAGTGCACAATCGCCCAACTACGGCAGTAAAATAGCAATGTGTGGTGTGGGCCTAGCCGGGATCTCTCAGAAAGTAACGGTCGTCAAAGGCAACACATATAAAATCGGTGCGTTTGCTCGCGCGCAGGGCGGTTCGGTCATGAGTGACCAGGGTAATAACAAACTGCGCATTGGTCAGTCGTCCCTGTTGTACGATCGCCTGTTCAACACGGCGAACCTGCCAACCAGCTCTTCATGGGTTGAATTGACCGGAACATGGAAGGCGACGGTAGACGGGATGGTCGATGTGGCGATCTACTCCTCCCTGAAGTCTGGCGCGCAGTATTTTGACGACTTCTATTTTGTTGATGTTACAGATGAAGTAAATATCGCAGCCAATGCCGGGGCCATCAGTAGCCTGACCACGCGCGTGACGAGCGCTGAAGGGAAGCTGACTAGCCAGGGTAGCAGTATCACGGAGTTGACGAACGACCTGACTACCACCATTAACAACGTTAATAACAAAGCGGATGCCACCGCGTTGGCTGCTCTGACCAACCGGGTGACGAGTGCTGAAGGAAAGCTGGAGAGCCAGAGCAGCAGCATCACGTCGCTGAATAACAGTATTGCGGCCACTCAGTCGGATGCTGACGCAGCAAAAGCGATTCCGGGAAATATGCTGGCGAATAACTCATTCGAGCGCAGTTTTGACGGATGGGTGAACTCTGGCTGGAGCATACTGGCGGCGCAGAACCCTAAGTCCGGAAAGTACATTATCCAGGCGACAAAGACATCCAGCGGCTCTACGGCCTGTGACCAGGTGGTGAAGCTGACCGGCGGCCAGACGTACCGCGTTGGTGCCTGGGTGCGCAGGTCTGGCGACATGGCCATCAGCAATGCCAGCAATACCAAAATCAGCATCCGCAATAGCTCAGGACCGCTGAAAGATATTACGATTCCGGCCAGCGTCGGTACTGCATGGACTTATATCAGCGGCGACTATAAGCCGACGGCAGACGCCGAGCTGATCATCTCCCTGCGCTCCAGCCTGTCTGCGGGTTATCTGTATCTTGACGACGCATTTTGCATCAATGTCAGCGATGAGGTGACCAATACCGTCAACGCTGAAGCTATCAGTTCGCTGACAACGCGCGTGACCAGCGCAGAGGGGAAAATTACCTCGCAGGGTCAGCAGCTCACCAGCCTACAGAACAGTCTGGGGAATAAAGCGGATGCCAGCGCGGTCAGTTCGCTGACGACGCGGGTCACGAAGGCTGAAGATAAAATCGAATCAACAGCCAGCAGCCTGACCAGCCTGAACAGTAACGTCGGCAGTCTGTCATCTACCGTTCAGGCCCAGGGACAGACTCTGGCGGATACAAACGGCAAGGTTAACTCGACATACTCCATTAAGGTTGAAACAAATAACGGGAAGACGGTGGGCGCCGGGATCGTGTTAGGGAGCGACGGCTCCACCAGTGACATGATCCTCTATGCAGACCGCTTTTCACTGTTTAACCGCAACAGCAAAGCCGCCGTGCCGGTAATGATTGCGGAAGGTAACGAGCTGTATATTGATTCGGCGCGAATTAAAAACGGCGCGATTGATATTGCCAAAATCACAGATCGACTTTCCTCTACTAATTATGTGCCTGGATGGACAGGCTGGAGTATTACCAAGAGCGGAAGTAGTGAATTCAATAACGTTGTGGTTCGCGGTGAAATACAGGCTGATACAGGTACTTTAAATAATGTAGTTATTAATGAGAGTTGTAATATCCTGGGCACCGTAAGGGCTAACAAGATTATTGGAGACGTTGGCTCGTGGGCAATCAATATTGCTCAGCACCGCTCCCGTCGAATTGCGAAAGCACAATGGGCCTGGTTCGATTTGCTTGCTGTTGATCGCCAGCCGTTCGAGCAACGAGTGCAGCTTTTAGGCGCGCTTCGCCAGGACGACTCAATTAATATTACGGGTGGAGGTAAATTAACGGCAGGTATGGAGTACAGGAGTTATGAAGGTGGCTCGTTGAGTATGGGTAAACTAGGGTACTGTATTCTCATGCTGGGTACCGGCGCTACTTCGGGTGGTGGCCCCATGACCTGTGCGCTCTCTATTGATGGCGTTTTATATAAGCAGGAAAATGAGAGTATGGAAATTCAGTCAATGGACTTCATCGTTCCGCCAGGTACTGGCCAGACTGTTGTGCGCTATGGGTACTATCTGGACAGAAACGGAGGTATGACGGGCGTAATCTTGTCACGTTTTCACGCGTTTGTTATGCGTAATTCAAATATTATTCGAGGCGTTTCAAGTGATTAA